TTATCATATCTTTCTTAGACTTTGGATCAAAGAACCGTTTTTGTTTCAGGTGACTATCAAGTATCATGCTGTTATTTTATCTCCTTAGAAGAATCTGCGATATTTTTGTCTTCACGGACTTCGATAAAGATTGGGAGGAACAAACTTTCCTCACCACTTTTATTTTTAATCCGAGCATTGTATTTGACAGCGACAATCTTGCCCAAAAGATCCTTCTCTGTAAGCGTCTTACGATGTGCGTCATTGAATCCACTTCCTACATTAACTTTAACTACGCCATCGCTTGACTCACATACGATAGCACCGAGCATTCCTTGATATTTGCCAGTGCCTTGTTCAACAGCAACTATCTTTAAATCACATTCGAGTTCGCCTTTGAACTTGATTTGCGACTTTGTGCGCTTATCTTCCCAAACACCAGAACCATCCTTCAGAATAATTCCCTCAAGACCTTTACTCAGATAATCATTAAAGATTACATTGGCGTCATCAATGGTATTAACAGTTTCACTAGCAACCAACCAAATTCTTTTATCCTTGCTTGACTGTTTTTCAATCAACTTCTGCAAAGAACCGAATCGAGTGCTGAATGGAGTTGGGCAATAACCATCAACGAAATATATGTATGGAATTACATCCCAAACAGTTGCGTGAACCATCGCAGCTTCGCTTTCTGAGATAGTGCCTTTGTTTGCTTTATTCAGAATACCATTACCTGTTTGACGATCAACAAATTGATGATCGCCTGGAAGCATAACACACAACTCACCATCAAAGACGCAATCCACATCACCAGCAAGTGCAGCAAATTCTTTTTCTAGATTACCTAGCAAATGAATTTCTTTACCATTACGTGAACGAAATTCTACCTTTCCCTCCCGCACGATAGCGTTGAATCTCATGCCATCCACCTTTAATTGGACGTATGCGGGGAATTTCACCTTGTCGATCAACTTCTGTTCGTAACCAGAGCACAGCATCACTGGATACTCTTTGATTAACCCACCCCATACTGCGTTTGCGGTTGAGACTTGGACGCCACATTTTAGATCCTTTTGAATAATTCGTTCAATAACTTTAGCATCATCTGCTGGTAAACCAGATAGAATAGCACGTAGATGGGCGATGGCTGCATTACCTGTTACCTCACGTGAGTATAGGTGATAAAGATTTTCCAAAGCCATTTCTAGTGAAGTCTGATGTTCAGAATCTTCACCAACAAAACTATACTCAGGAATCTTGCGAATATAGAATTGTGTAAAGGGATCGAGAGCCAAGCGAACTACTTCACGCAGAACCACGTTATCGCTGTTCTTTGTTAGTTGCTCGATTTTGTAGTTGCGTGACGCATTGCTCGCAAGGTTCTCGAAGAAAGTATTAATGTTCATTCTTCAACTCCGAAATGTTTTTTAATAGCATTAACATATAAATTGCTTTGATACGCTCCCGCTGCTTTTTCTTCGTATGATGCCCCTTCGTTTATACAGGCTTGAGCACATTCTGCTATAATCAACTCGGCGAACTTTTTTATAAAGATTTCTTTTTCTCCAGTTTCTGATAGCATAGCGTAGTAGTCAGCATACGTTTCAGCCTCATCAGCAAGTTCTCGAATTCGTTCATTCATTCTTCAACTCCATATTCTTGATGTAGTTTACCCAACTCTGCACGAACTCGTTCTGCCATGGGACGATACTTCACAGGATGTATAGGATGATATACCCATTCCATTCCACCCCACACTTTGCTGCTATTGAATAGTCGGTCTAGATCAGCAAGCAGCTGGAATCGTGGGTCTTCCCACATTTGTTCTTTACTCATATACGTCATGTGCCGAAATAGTTGTCAATCAAATACGTCATACGCTTTACAAGTTTCTTATTCTTTTTTACATCTTCTTCATGAAGATAACCACCATTCTCATAGTTGTTCAGTTCTTTCTGAAGATAGTCACGATGATCTTTTAGAACAGCAAGACAAATTTGATCTGCAGTTTCGCATTCAATGGTATACCCATTACTCATAATTAATCTCCATAAAATTCGTGTCATCAGGCAACATAGTCATGTTAAAAGGAATATCACCTGCTGACTTATTTCTAATCCAACGATTGAAAGTGTCAGACATAATCATGTTCATTCCATATGCGCCTTTGTGGCAACGATATACGCTACCACTAGAACCATGGAAAAGATAGCATTGACCATCATCTTCAACTTTAACAACACCACTATTCAACTTCCACGATTGACCTTCTAGATAACTACCAGACCAACCAGCAAGAATCTTATGTACGATTGTTTCCTCAGATTCAAATCGTATCATGATCCAACGATCAGGAATGTAATCATTCATCTTGTTTTACCTCTGTTTTGATGTTAGACCAAGTGTTAAGTTTCTTAGACTTGCGAACCTTCGCTTCCATAACACGCTGACCATCAATCACTTGCTCACCGAGTAGTAAGTCAACGACTTCATCCTCTAAACGAGTAAGATTACTCTCACCAGTAACAGGGTGTTTGCTTGAAAAGCCGAAACGAAATATCTTACTGATCGCTTGAGTAACCTCAGCGCATTCTTCCTGCGTAATTAATAAAATCTCATGGACATTCTTATTCACTTCACGTACCTCATTTGTATATGTCGCTTTGCATCAGAAACTCTTGTAAATTTCTCATCACCTACTTTAATTATACGTCCTTTGATAATTAAAGTAAACTCTTCTGTCTTGTATGTATACACTTTGTCTTTACCTTGCATACTCTTTTCTCTTGTATAGTTGAACCCACCAAAGAAAAGAGTATCAGACAACTCTTCGCATGCAAGTTTTGCTAGATATGCGTTATTCATACAACAAATCCACTTTCATCTTTCTTGGCTTTACCTTTGGCTTTAAGACCAACGATAACACCTTTCGGGTCAAGAAAACGCAGGTCAGTGTCATCACCATTGATGACAGGCATACCAAGATATTGTTTTGGCAATTCTTTTCTGAACACTACAGCGATGTTCATACCTGCTGCCTTTGCTTTCAGAACATCATTAATGTTACCATCAGCATTAGAAAAAGTCAGGTGATAGTTCTTGATGTGAGATACTTTACGACCAACAATTTTAGTGTAGTCATAGAACTGAACATCGGGGAACATCTGGAAAATATTTCGTCCTTCAAGGATTTCATACTTTTCCCATGCAAGATCAGAGGTGCCATTCAAACGGAAGACAGGCGTCAACCCTTTCTTCTCGGCATACTTAATTGTGTTGTTGATGTCTTTGAGTAGTTTACTCATAAACTCAGTGCGATTTTCGAAGAATGCTTTGGTCTTACGAATTCTTGCTTGTTGAATTACATTAGTTGATTCACCCTTCTTCATGATACCACCACGACCAGCAGTATTCAAGCAAGCAGCAGCACAACCAGGAGTTGCTTTCGGGCAAGTGTTCTTACCTGAAAGTGTATATGGAGCAAGGTGCAGTACAGAGGAAAGGTAGCCTTGCGCTTGACCTTTCAGCAGTTTTGGGTTACCAACAGTCAACAGTGTCATAACAAATATCCTTATATCATCCTCAACACCCACTATTATATCGGACTTCGTCAATAAAAGCAAGCGAAATGTAAAATACCCCTACGGTTTGTAGGGGTATCTGTAAGTTATTGATTTATAAGGGTTTATTTTGAGGGAGGAGTTATCATCCTACATAGGTTTGCAAACTCGTCCTTGCCCCCAATTATTTTATAAGGCAAGAACCAAATCTCCAAATACAACTTTACCCAAAGATCAAAAAACATCACTTGGTATTCTCAGCTGCTTTTTTCTGAACAGCTGGAGGTGCCTTACGTTCAACCTTTGGTGGTTTCTTAACTCCTGGCTTCACGTCTGATTTTGGTGGTGCTTTACATTCTAGTTTGCCAGCATTTTTCTTTTGCGTGCAATCAATCTTTGGTGCTGGCTTAGTAGCTGCGAATGCTGCCTTACCTAGTGGTAAAAACAACAATGCTAAAATCATCCCACCAATTGCTAGTTCTTTTTTCATATTAACCTCCGAAAATATGTACTGCTTCGTTATAGTGTTTGATGCGATCATCAAGACCGATCGTTCCACCATTAATGCGTTTTGTCATGCCAACGAAATCACCTGCGTCAGCATATGTGTTTAGATCATTAGCATACCAGAACCAGCATGCTGAATGAACAGCACCACGTGGAGTTTCTAGATACTCAGCTGCATCTTCAGCAGAAATTTCTGCGTACTGTCCGAAACGAGTATAGTTGTCTTTACCAGTCAATTGGATCAAACCACGACCACGATATTTCCAACCATCACCAGATGCCTCGTCGCCATTACCCATACGACTACGATAAGCACGATTAGCAATTGCTTGTGGATTGCGGCTGTATTTACTTAGATCAACATCCTTAAAATGTTTTGGCCAAATAGCTGGTAGTCTGTCGCCAGCATAATTTAAATTTTCTACGAGAGCACGATAACCACCTGATTCGTGAGCAGTTTGTGCTACGAAAGCAGCGACACGACCTACTGATGTAATTTCAAACACAGGGAGCATTTCATTTAGTTCATTGAACCATGTGTCTACTCCATATGCAGCGTTAGGAATAATTCTTCCTAGTTTTTCTGCTGTAAAATCAAATTCAAAACTCATTGTTATTCTCCTGGCTTTTTAATTGATGGGACTGAAACTTTTGGAACTGGTGGAGCTTTTGGTGGCTCATCGTCCATATATGCATCTAAACCAGCAAGTAAATCTGCTTTAGGTGTTACTACTGGTGTAGTAGCTACTGATGGCAATGGTCTTGGCGGAATAGAAGGTGATCCCCCACCTGTTGATGGTGGTGGTAGTGGACTTGGTCCACTTGGGCGAGACGCAGCGCTGATTGCTTGCGCTCTCAAATCTTTATCGTTACCTGCTAACATAATACCACTTAGTGTACCTGTTAGGAAAGTAGCAATAGGAATGATCAACTCAAAAAACTTCTGATCAATTGGGCTGATGGCATTTAAAGGTTGTGTTACAAAAATGATAGAGTATAAAACAACAAAGACGATACCAGTAAGTGTTAATGCTAGGCAAATGCCGATAAACACCTTCAAGCGAACCATCAATTGTTCTTCAGTATACACCATTGGAACTTCTTTATTATTTTCCATTTTCGCATCCTTTATTGCACGAATTTTCGTTATTAGACTTTGGTAGAATTGTTTTAGGTATATCATTTTTAACTCCCACAGTAGCTGCATCTTCTTTAAAAATCAAATCAGGACATGATCTATGCACTTCACACAATGGTTTTTGACACATTT